ATTAGCTTCAAAATAAAGCCAGCTTTTAACTATTTCGATAGCGACAGAAAAAAGCAGTTCAAGATGGTGCGCCCGATCATCGCGGCCAACGGATCGCAAAACATTTCTCTGCAAATCAACGTCGATTTCAACGATATTGCACCGTCATTGCCCAACGCTCCAAGTCTATCTTCGGGGCCTTTTTGGGACGTTGCTTTATGGGATACGGTACAATGGGGGGGCGCGGAACAAATTTTCCAGAATTGGTATAGTGTAAATGGCTTGGGTTTTGCCTCTACTCTTTATTTGACTGGAAGCATAAACGGAAGTACTCTAAAATTGCAAGCAATCGACTACCTCTATGAAGTTGGAGATATACTTTGAAGACAATTCATTACGGTTTTGACTTGAAAGCAAAAGAGTGGCTTCAAGAAAAAATTGATGTTTCAAGATTTGACGATGTTGCCTTGATTTACATAAAGGAGAATGAAGAAATTATCGGCTGTTTTGGCGCAAATGACATGCATCCAAAGCTAGATATAAATCTAAATATTGCAGGTTTGCCAAATCGTTATTGGGGTACACGTGGTTTTTTTAGAGCAATATTTACATATTTGTTCGTTCAGCTTGAGTTGCGACGCGTAACGGCAAGAGTAGAGTACGGGAATACTTTGTCGCGCGCTCTTTGCGAGCGGCTTGGATTTAGCGTCGAGGGAAAGATGTTGGAAGCCGCAAAAAACGGCGACGATCTCGTTATTTACGGCATGCTTAAGAACGAATGTAAGTGGATAGGCAATTAAGATGTCTTTCGATACGCCAGACCCGCCCCCTCCGCCCGATCCCTATGCCGTCGCGGCGGCGCAGACGCAGACGAATATCGCGACAACCAACGCCAATAGCGCGGCAAACCGCGTCAACACGGTCACGCCCCAGGGGAGCCTTACCTACAAAGTGACCGGAAAGGACGCCAACGGCGTCGATATCTATTCGGCAAATCAACAGTATTCGCCGGGCGAACAGGGGATTTACGATAATTCCGTCATGGGCCGGAGGGCTCTTGGCGATACAGGGATTTCCCAGCTCAATCAGGTTCGCTCAGCGACCGGGTCGCCCTTGGATGCATCGCAGTTCGGTCCGCTCGCCTCTTCTCCGACGAACGGCGCGGGCGGGCCTCAAGCCATCCAAGACGCGCGCGATGCGGCCTACAACACTCAGGCGCAGTATCTCGATCCGAAGTATCGCGATAGCGACCAACAGCTGCACGACAAACTTGTCAATCAAGGACTTCAACCCGGAACGGAGGCCTATAACAGGGCGTCCGACGCGCAGGGGCGTCAAAAGACGTTCGACTATACCGCCGCGCGGACGGCTGCCGTGCAAGCCGGAAACGCCGAACAAAACACATTGTTCAATCAGGGCATTCAGGGGGCGAACCTACAAAACAGCTCGCTCGCTCAAAACCTCAGCCAAGCCCTTACGATACGTCACAACCCGCTTAACGAATATGACGCGCTGGCGACCGGGTCTCAGGTTAGCAATCCAAGCTACGCGAGCGTGCCGGGAAGCCAAGTCGCGAACACAGATTTGAGCGGGGACGTTTACAAGAGCTATGGAGCTCAGGTTGCGAATTACAATCAACAGGTTGCGCAGCAAAACTCGATGAATGCCGGTATTTTTGGCTTGGCGGGCGCGGGCGCAAAAGCTGCTTTTACGCTTTAAGGATTTTAGGTTATGGCTCAATCTGGCGGTATAAATGCGGGATTGGCAATCGCCGATCCAGAATTGTTCAACTCGCAGCTATCGTACCAGGCGCAGCAAGACGCGCTTGCGCGTCGGCAAGCGCTTGCCCAGTCGCTTTTGCAGGATAGTTCGCAGCCTCTTCCGAACGCGGCGGCGTCTGGAGGCGTGCAATATCACACTTCCCCGCTCGAGGGTCTGTCGCGTGTTTTGTCCGGTGGGTTAGGTGCCTACGGAATGCAAAAAATTAACGAAGATAGTCTTGCCGCAGCAAAAAACTATGGAAAGGCCATTCAGGGCAGTTTTGGCGGCACGTCTTCATCAGGGGCGGGGACGACGCCCACAAACACGCCAGCGGCGTCTTCTCAGGGTTCTGGCGGGAGTCTTTCTTCGGCCATTCAAGGCCTTTTTAGCCCATCTTCTCCTTCACCTTCGGAGGCTCAGCCGCCCGTCGCGGGGGGCAGCCAGACGCAAGACAATGGCCAGCAACCCTACAAGCCGGGCGGCACGCCAGTCGTGAACGGTGGGTACAATCTCGGCAAGCTCGATCCCATGATTAACGACGCGGCGCAGCGCTACGGGGTGAACGCCCAGACGATGCGCGCTCTTATCGGTATCGAAAGCGGTGGGAACCCCAACGCCGGGGCAAGCAGCTCTTACAAGGGTTTGGGGCAGTTCAACAACGACGAATGGTCGAAATACGGAAAAGGCAGAAACGTCCTTGATCCGGCCGCGAGTATCGACGCAATAGGGGCAAAACTCGCCGATCAAACGGTTTCGTTCAAGGCGAAGTACGGTCGCGACCCCGAAGCGAACGATCTCTACATGATGCATCAGCAAGGCGAGGGCGGCTACGCTAATCACGCCGCCAATCCCGACCGGCCCGCGTGGCAAAACATGAACGATACCGCCGAGGGCCGTCAAAAAGGAGCGGGATGGGCAAGAAAGGCCATATGGGGCAACGTTCCTGGGGACCAAAAGGAGAAATTCGGAAGCGTCGATAACGTCACGTCCGGTCAATTTATGGATATGTGGCGTAACAAGATGGCGCGCTTTGGCGCGGGTCCGGCACAAGCCAATTTATCTGCCCGCACTGGCCAGCCAGTTCAGACCGATCAAAACGCTGCCCAAACTCAAGACGCTCCGACTGGACAGGCACCGTTAGAGGCTCAGGGTGCATCACTAGCTAGTGGCGCGGGCGCTTTACCGCAAGATGGCGCATCCGCATCGCCCACGGCCTCTCAACCGGCCGTGGCGAACGCCGGGCGTCAATGGAGCATTCCCGGTGTTCCCGACGCGCAAGCACGCTACCTGTTTGCCATGAACCCGGAAGCGTGGGCAAAGCTTGCTGAGGGGGCTTACAAGCCAACCGACGTGATGAAAGATATTCAGTCGGGCAATTTCTCCCCTGAAATGCGCCAGCAAATTATGCAACAGCGGGCCTCAAAGGACGCTGGCCAGTTCGATCCCGCGACGGGCACGCAAACGCTTCGTGGGGCCGACGGGTCCTTTTCCCAGTCCCCAATTCCGGGAAGCATAGCCACGAAGGAAGCGGATAGCCAAGCGAAAGCCTATGGCACAAAGCTTGGCGACGCGGCGAACGATCCGGCGGTTGCCGATTTTGGCGCGCGCAAGACTGCGGGCCTTATCGATCCCACGACTGGCAAGCAAGTGGTCAATGGTCCGGGCGGATCGATGATGCAGCCTATCCCCGGCTCTTTGCAAACCGATACGGCAATCGCTCAATCGAAGGAAACCGGGACAAAATTAGGTGCGGCTGGAGGGGATTATCCGAAGGAATTAAACGCGCGGGCCTATGCCGCAGCGGATACCTTGCGCACCCTTTCTCAGCAAGAGACGTTGACCGGGCGCAATTCGACGGGAAGTTTTGCCAATATCAAAGCCGAAGGTGGCGAGCTTTTGCGCTCCATGGGCGTGCCGGACGAGTCCATCCGCAAGTGGCTCAAAATAAGCCCAGGTGACGCGGAGGCGTCGAACAAGTTGCTGATCGAAATGGCGTCTCAGGGATCGAAGAATATCAGCGCGCGGCCAACGGAGTTCGAGTTCAAGAAAATGATCGACGCAAATCCGGGAATGACGCAAACCCCGGAAGGTCTGCGTAACATATTCCTGCATCTTAAGGGGATCGCCAACGATACCCTGGATGAACAAAAGGCCTTTTTGGGCGCGAAAAAGGCGGGATTGAAGCCGGAGGAATATGCGGATTTCCCGGCCATCTACAATCAACAGCGCGCTGAGCTTATCAGGTCCGGCGCGTACAATAGTCCTCCAAACAGCGCCAAGCCCACCGCAGTGAGCGGCACTCAATCCGCGTCACCTTCTTCCGCTTCGGCGGTTCCCGCCGCGCCAGCGACACGAACGATCGGTGGCAAGACCTATGTCAATATCGGCGGCACTTGGCATGTGGAGCAATAATTATGCCCGGATATAGCGAAGTTACCGATCCAGCCTTGCTTGCCCAGCTTAACGCCCCGGTCGCGGCCGCGCCTTCGTCTGGCGGTGCCATGGTGCCAGTTACGGATCAGGCCTTGCTCGCACAGCTTAACGCCCCGTCCAGCGACGCACCGAAAGACGAAGGCGCGACATGGGGCCAGCGGTTCGCGCACGGGCTTGGCGATCCAATTTACGGCGTTGGCCAGCTCATAAGGCATGGCTTTTCGGCCCTTCCTCATCTTGAGGGAAAGCCTTACCAGCGCCCGGACGGCACGATGAACATGGACCCAAATCCCGGCGAATATGAAGCGGACGATGCCCAGACGCTAAAGGCCGTCGACGACGAAGTAAAGTCCCGCAAGACCGCTTACGACGAACGGCTTACTGCGGCTGGGCGCGACCCTAAGGATTACACCGATTGGGCCGGTCTTGCCGGAAACGTGGCGTCTCCGGTTGGTATGATCCCCGCATCGCGCGCGGCTTCTCTTATATCACCCGCTACAACAATCGTGGCGCGCGGTGCCGCAACGGGCCTTGGCCAGGCCGTGGCGCGAACGGGTGCCAGGGGAGCGCTTGGAGGGGCGGCGAACGCGGCAACGCAACCGGTGACGGATGAGGGAGATTACGGCGACCAAAAGGCCGGGCAGATAGCTACGGGGGCCGTCGTCGGAGGCGGTTTAAATGCAGGCGCTGGACTGGCCAGCAAAGCCATAGCGGGCGCGGTTTCGGATAGCGCCGCTAGACGGCTTGTCGATCAAGGGGTCAAAACGACAGTCGGGCAAACGCTTGGCGGGTGGGCGCGGCACATAGAAAACGCCATGGGTAGTTATCTTCCGCTGATTGACCATCAGGTTAGCGATTTGCAGGGCGAGTCCGTCAACTCATGGAACAGGACAAGGGTCAACGCGGCGCTTGGGCGTATCGGGGAAAAGCTTCCAGAGTCGGTCCCAACGGGAACGGACGCTATTGACCATGCCGCAAAAACAATCGGGGATGCCTATCAAAACGCCCTTACTGGAGCCTCTACGGGGATCGACGCAACGCTTCATTCTCAATTTAGAACACTCTCAAAGCAAGCGTTTGAAAATCTTCCGAAGGACGAATTTGATAAATTCAATCAAATAATAGAAGGTATTAGATATAAACATGCAAACGCTTCTGACGGAAATATAGACGGAGAAGCAATCAAGCGTCTTGACGCAAGCTTGGGCAATGACGCGCGCTCCAGGTTAAAAAGCTCCGATCCCGACAAGCAGGACCTTGGGCGCTACATAAGGGAAGCTCAGGACTTCTACCGTGGCGCGATATCGCGTCAGAACCCCTCGACGGAAGGCCCGCTCGCGAACGCAAACCGTGCTTACGCTGAATTTTTACCTCTTGCGAAAGCGGCTGAAAAGGCAACGGGAACCGGGGGTGTTTTTACTCCAAATCAAGTGCTTATCACCACAAGAACAGGGGCAAGAAACGGTCTTGAGTTTGCGCGCGGGCAATCGATAAACCAGGCTGCCGCGCAAGACGCTCAAGAGGTCTTGCCGAACACGGTGAGAAACAGCGGGTCCCCCGCCGGTATCGCTTACGGAAACGCCATTCATAGGGCTTTGACAGTCGGCCTTGCGGCAACGGTCCCGCCTCCAATGGCGATAGCCGGTAGTCTTGCCATGGGTGCTTTTACGCCTGCTGGGCAAAACGCTGGCCGCTGGCTTGCCGCAGGTTCGCCTGTCTCGCGAGCCATGATCGCAAACGCCATAACAGAAAAAGTGCCGACATTTCCCTTGACGCGAGCGATAACGCAACAAAATCAGGATCAATAGTCATGGCTTTCAACGGTTCGGGAACGTTTATCAGGCTGTACACGTGGGTATCGGACCGGGCGAGCACCATACCCATTGCCTCCGCGCGCATGGACTCGGAAATGAATGGATTTGCCAACGGCCTTTCAAATTGCATCACTCGCGACGGACAGGGAAAGCCAACGCAGGCGATCGATTGGAACGCTCAGCAAATCACGAACATCGCTTCCATATCCCTGAACGCCAACCCAACACTATCGTCTCAGGTGGCGAACAAGGGTTACGTGGACACGGCTGTTGCGGGCGTCGCCCCTATAGCCTCAGCCGTCACTAGCACGCCAGCGGGCGGGATAACATCGTCGAACGTGCAAGCGGCGCTGAATGAGCTTGACACAAAAAAGGCGGCCCTTGCCGGGGCGAACATTTTCACCGCATCGCCTCAGACAGTAAGAAATCCAGCGACCTCGCTTCTCCAGTCTTTTTTCAAATGGATCGGCGGAGACGGGACGGGCATCGGCGCTCAAATCCAGGGTATCTGCACCGCGACGGGCCTTAGCCAATGGTCGGAATACTTCGGGGCGCTCGAAACGCGTCGCACGGTCTACAACGCTGGCGTTCCAGAAACGCAGTTTCTGTATCAGGCCTACGCGCCTTTCCAGACGCTAACCGACGCGGCAACGATTGCGTGGGATGTTTCTGTCAATCAAAATGCCGTCGTCACTCTTGCCGGGAACAGAGTTCTCGGCGCGCCAACGAACCTTAAAAACGGGGCGGTCTATAATTTACTTATAAAGCAAGACGCGACGGGAACGCGGACTCTCGACGTGACGAACGCCGTTTTCAAGTGGCCAACGGCAACGAAACCCGTTCTTCCGCCAGCCGCCAACGCGGTATCGCTGTTTTCGTTTATAAGCGATGGGACTAATTTGTATTCCGTTTCGGCTTTGGACCTACGCTAATGAATATGAACATGCCGGTTGCGGCCTTTACATTAAAGCAAAAATCATTGACGCCGCTAACCGCCGGTTTGATGTCAATTGCGGGAGCCACCCTTACTAGTCCGTCTTTGAACCTTGGTTCGCCAGGCTCGCTTGCACGTACAGTTGTAGCTGGAGTTTATTTTTATGTCGGAGGGGGTGGTGCTAATATAACGTCCGCTACAATAGGCGGAATAGCAGCTACCGTACAAGTTACGGCTATTAACGGAAACTTACGCTTAGCTATAATATCGGCGGTTGTGCCAACCGGGACGGCGGCGACAGTAATAGTGAATTTAAGTTTAACGGGCGCTGCAGAAGCTTATTACGTATCTTATTTATTGACCGGATACGGGGCAAACTACGCCGGAAATTTTAATACCTCCGGAGTGACTTGGGTTGAAAGCATGACAATGAATACTCCTTTGAATGGATGCGTTATTGTGGCTTACCTTCCGGTAATACCTTCGGGGTCGATCACTTCGTGTTCCTTTGGCGTACCGCTTACTAAAGATTTGGACTTTCAGTTTTCGTCTCTAAGCGGCCGAATATCAGGTGCTAGCGCGGTTAATACGCCGCTTGCCGCAGGGGCGAGTTTTAGCGCAAACGCTGCAGGGGGCGCGGGGTCGCCACAATCTTTGATATGTGGAACAAGCTGGAATTAATCAAAAAGGTAAAAAAAATGATCGGGACTTTGATTCACGTCGAAAGCAGAATGGTGATAGATTACGTGAGAACCATGGATGGAATAGGATATACACCTCCAAATGGAACAACGGTTGGACCCGAGGGCGGTAAAATCGGGCAGCTTTGGACTGGCCAGCAATACGAAGACACTAAAATCGAAGCGCATCCAAATATCGAAACAGACGATCATATGACCTTTACTTCGGCTCAAATGGAGTCCGCCGCAAAACACTTAAATATTACATACGATGAGCTTTTAAGCGTTTTTTTGCATGTAATGGCGGTTTAACGCAAGCAAGCCCTTTACTTGTTTTATGTATTCCCGCAGTATGTCCGCAATCATTCAGCGGAGCCTTTGGCATGGCAAAAGACAATTTTGATCGATGTCTTGCTATCACCCTTAAATGGGAGGGCGGATACTCCAATCATCCTGACGATCCGGGCGGCGCTACTATGAAAGGCGTTACGCAGGGAAATTATAACAGCTACCGCGCATCGAAGGGCAAATCGAAGCGCCCCGTTCGTCAGCTGGAAGAAGCCGAACTACAGGAAATTTATCGGCGCGATTATTGGGATGCCATGGGGTGCGATGCGCTGGCCAGTGGCCTCGACCTCTGCGTTTTTGACGCTGCCGTCAACTCCGGTGTCGGTCGGGCTAAAAAGTGGCTTCAAGGCGATTCCAGCATCGATAGCTATTGCGCGCGGCGCTTGTCTTTCGTTCAGGGTCTCGGTCATTTGTGGCGCGTCTTTGGTGTGGGCTGGAAACACCGGATTTTCGGAATAAGAGACCATGCACATGTCATGACGGGCGCGCCCGTCGTTGTGCCCGTCGATGACGGATCAATCCATGCGGGCATGAAGGGGGAGAAGGTTCTGGCGTTGCAAGTCGCGCTACGGAACCTTGGCTATCCAGTGGGAGAGACCGACGGGACTTACGGTCAACAGGTCTATCGTGCCGTCGTCGTGTTCCAAACCGACCACGAACTCGCCGGCGAGCCGGGCGTTTGGCTCCCGTCGTATGACGCCGTGCTGGCCGCAGCCGCGCCGATGCTCCCAAAGCGCGCTGAGGCGACACATAAGGACCTAGAGGCCAAGGGCGATCACATGGTCAAGGGCCTGAATATTTTGCAGCGCGTCTTCGCTTGGATTTTTGGCGGCGTCACGGCATCCCAGGTCGTCAACGGCGGAAGCGTGCTGGAAAGCATGGGTGCCGCTCGCCAAGCGCTAGACCCCGCAGTAGAACTCGCCACGTGGGCTAAGGGCAATTGGTTTTTCATCGCGGCAGCCGGATGCGTCATCGTCATCGCGATCGTGCGCATGCTGCGATCAAGCCACGTCGAGGCGTACCAGAATTTCACCTATCAGGGCCAGGCCCCAAAAGTAGAGGCTCCGAATGCTTAAGTTCCTTTCCAGCTTTATCGCGTCGGCGGGATGGGCGGCGGCGCTTGGACCTTTCATGCCCATCATGGAAGGCGTGTCGTCCGTCGTCGGTGCCGTCCTGAAAGCCGTAGGGGCCGTTTTTAGCGCGGTATTTGAGATTGTGTCCAGCTTATCCAAAAGCCCCGAAGGCCGCGTCACGCTTGCCATTGTGGCGCTTGGGCTTGGCTTTCTCTTCGCCCGCTGGCATTACGTCGAACAGGGGCGGGCGGGCGAACAGGTTGCCAGTTCTCAGCGGTTGCGCGTTGCTCTTGCTAATCAGGCCAGGACATTGAAATGCCCCGCCCCGCAAAGCACCGGACGGCGAAAGTGACGATGGCGACAAAACCGGCCTTAAACGGTGCCTCACAGACCGTTTACACGTCAATGCCCTCGGATAGCGATCTATCCAAGGGGTATCTCCCAATACTCATTGTCGTTACGATGCTCGGGGTGAGCATCGGGGCGTCATTTTGGGTTGGCTCCTTTCTGGCCAGCTACAACACCGAAAAGCAGTTAGTGAGTTCCAGACTGGAAGGATTGGAAAAAAAGGTAGACACGCTGATAGACGCGTTGAGGCCAAAGATATCTACTCGACGCTAGCGAGCGGGCCTCGCGATGATCCCGCAACATGGTCCCTATCGCCTCGACGGCGTTCTCTCGGTTGGTGAGCCTAAGCATCGCTTGCTTCCCCCTGCTGGCCAGCGGTTGCGTCATCTTCGAAAAAACTTTCGTGTAGCCGATTCCAAAACCCGGTTTTTTTCGCCAGCCAATTAGGGACCCAAAGCCCCGTTGCGTCATCGGACAGGTGGCAGTAGCTGGCGGGCATGTGAAATATTTTCAGGCTCCCGTTCGGATTGCGCTCGCCAGTCTTTACGGAGATGGAGCGCGCATCTTCGCGAATGACGATGCACGGTATAAGGGTGTTCGTCTCCGCGTAGCGGCGCGCGCGTTCGCGCATCCTTGTCTTGGACGGTTTATTGACCCATTGGTATCTGATCATCTTTGCATTTCCATTTTTGATGTTGACAAACACAAACACTGATAAATCAATCGCTTGCATGTTCTGCTCCCAAACAGCCAACAACACCAAAAAACAGGGTTTTGTTGGGAGCAATTTGGGAGCAAGGCCCGATTATTACCCTATGTTCCCCGTCCGTTCACGGGTCAAAAACGGGTGAAAGCTAGACATAACAGCTTGATAATGCTAGAAAGCGTTCTCTTGTATCTTGGGGTGTAGCCAAGCGGTTATGCCCCAAAATTTTTGATTTTATCGTTTAAAATCAACGGCTTAGACACGACACGTAAACCGGTTGTTGGGAGCGAGTTGGGTGCAAAGAGCGCTTTTTTCGAAAAAGCGTGCAATTTATCCATGATCGCGTCCGTCGCGCGGCATGGCGCTCCCAGGAAATCGGCGTCGTAACTTTCGTACCATTTCTCGGTCATGCGGTGATCGGGGTCCACATGCCCCAGCCATTGCGCTCGCTGTTCCCTCGATACCGGGATGCCCTCGACGTTTCGAATGTTCGTGGCCATGAAGTGTCGGAGCGTGTAGGCCGTTATTTTCTCAACTCCGGCGCGCAAGCACGCTTTCGCCAGGGTACGGGGACTCATGGCAGCCACGGGCTTGCCCTGATAGGCGATAGGGCGGGCACAGTTCCACCACAGCGACCATGCGCGCAAATTTTGGGTCATGGGGATTACGGGCCGAATTTTTTGCGTCTGGACGCGGCCTGGAGGATTGAGGGAAATAATGCCTCGCGAGAAATCGACCTGTTCGCTAAAATCGAGCTGGCACACCGCTTCGGGCCGTGCCCACGTATTAAGGGCCACGATCACGTACCGAAAAACGTGCTCTTCCTCGATTTCGTCGATGATGCTGGCCAGCTCCTTTATCGTCGGCACGGCATGGCGCGGCACCGACCTTGGCGCGCGCAAAATATTGGAAATGTTGCGCTCGCCGGTCTCTATGAAAACGGGCTTGTCGAGAATGAGAACTTCCGCTTCCCCATCGATCGTTGCGGCAATGCGCGGGCGTGCGGCCATTGCCATCGCGGCGGCGATGGTGCCCATATAATTTGAAAGAGACTTGGGTTTTAAATCGAAATTGTTTCTTGCCCATTCGAGAAAGGCATGTTGACGCAAGAGGCCAAAATCCGCAGCCGTCGCGCCCTCTATGGCGCACACATCGTTAAGGAATCGCATTACGAGCTGGCAAGCCCTGGAGGCAGCCGATTTCGATCTTGTTTTCGATCCGTGATTATCCATATAAAATTTGAGGATCGTTATCATCGGGACCGACGCGGGATCACGCGACGATTTCGGAGCGGACGCAAAAACAGACTTTACGATTGCCGTCTTTGCGTCCTCTAAAGAAGTTGTGCCAAGGCTTTTTCGGCGGACGCGACGGGACTCTTTGTCATACCAGTATCGGTAATAGGTGCTTTGCCCCGTTTCCCTTCCCAGCCATTGACCCTCGATTTCAAATCGCTCTTGAGCTGGATCGGCCTTTCCAGGTCTATCGGTTTTGGCTGGTATTTTTGACATGGGGCCTTCAACTTTGAATTAAGGTATGCTACTATTTGCGGCTCGGTGTAGTGCGGCCCCTTTCGAAGAAGGAACCATCCGATTTCCTGCTTTTTTCGTGCGATAGCCAGTTCATCGCAGGCAAATCTTCCCGGCCATTTAAGCAATACATCGTCTTCATGCATCAACTCATCTACCTTTGAAAGCTCACTCATTGGCTTGCTTTCCGCTATTGAGGCGCTTAAAACCGAAGTCGCGAAGCTTGATTTTGGCCATGCGACCATCTGAGTGGTGCCATACGATCCCTTCGATATCCTTGCCCTTGAGCCATTCTTGCAAGCCGTCGAAGGTGCGCGGAGGTGTATCCGGCAAGGCGACTGCGGGACTGAAATGACCGATTAGTCTGTGATTTTCGTAGCGCTCATGGTTGCCCTGAATTTTAGGCCCGACAAGCTCATAAGTGCCATCGAGCTTAGGTGACATTTGATCGAAAGCCTCGCGGTGCCAGCAATCCTCAGCGTCTCTTTCAACCTTCATCCAACCTACTGTTTTTCCAGTTTCTTCGTCGTGATCGGCCAGAACGAAACCGTCAGGCGGCGTCCCCTCCTTACGAAGTTCGCGGCGCTTGAACAAAACGCCATCGTCAATAAGGCAGGACGTGCCTTCGAGCTTGCGCGTGGCGACACCTTCACCGTCGATTACCCATTGAGCTTTCGGGTTAACCTTGTTGACGACGCGGCTTTTGTCGCCGCTCCAGTCGCGTTCGAATAGTGTTGGCATTTTCTTCATGATAAACCTCCATTATTGAGGGCGGCGCGGGCGAGCTCAACGCATCCGTCGTACCCCTCAAGCCAGTCTGCGGCATCCGCTTCATCGTCACTGAACTCACAACTTAACTTCTGCTTCGCGATCATCGCCACCGCTTCCCTCAGCCGCGCTATCTCTGCGTCTTTGACGGCAACTTTTTGCTTCTCTTCGGCGAGCTCGAGAATTTTAAACGTCAACGCTTTTGCTGTTTCCGCAGGAGACATGATGTAATATCCGGCCTCTTTTAAATATTTATCGTGCAAGGTGCGGGGTTCTGGCGTTGTCAAGCCGATACCTCTGTAAGGGGGCGCG